AGCCTGTGCCATGGGTACGTGAGCAATGCCGGTTTCGCCAACCGTCACGATCCGATCACCTACGCAAATGCCTAGGGTTTCGCGTCCTTCGTTGTTGAACAGCACAACGTCGCCGCGCTGTGTATACGCTAGGGATACACACGATTCGCCTAGCCAATCCTTCACGGCTTCCTGTATGGAACCGTGCGAATTGATATAAGCAAGCGCGGTTTTTTCGTCGTGGTACATTTCTGCAAGACGTTTTGCGTAGTCGCTACCGGTCATTGCATCGACGACACGCGCCGAAAACAGGCAACAGTCATTTTTGCCGTATGCAAATGTTTCGGTACTAACTTGCTCAATCGCCGCAAACAAGCGGTCGACCCAATCTTCGTGTCGCATTAGAACGGGTCCAAGCGGAAGTTAGGATCGTACGGACGACCGCCACCACCACTAAAGTTTGTCGGTTTGTCGCCCCATGTCGCTTTATAGCGTGGGATAAATTGCGTTAGGTTAAAGAATGTATCGCCAGCAAACGCTAGGCGCTGGTCCTCATCCGTGAACCTTGCTAATACCGGCTCTTTTCTCAAACGGTATTCACAAGATAACGAAATGACCGCACTGTTTTGGTCCATGCTAATTGACATGGTGTCCATGCGGCCCGACCAGATTTCCTCGGGGTCGGCGACAAAGTTTAGGTTTTGATCCAAAAAGCCGACGTAAAAGGTTGCCGGTCGGCCCTGATAAACTTCGTCCATCACGATAGGGACCAGCGACGTATCGACGCCGGACAACGTGACTTTGATTCCACGGGCGACGGTATCAATGTTTTCGTCGATAATGTCGAACGAACCGTATTTGCCAACGCCCAAGTACGTATTACCGTCGAAGGTTACGCTTCCAACGCCGTCGTGGACGTAGACCGTACCGGAATCGAATTCCAGTTTCGCCATCGTGATAATAAAAAGCGACGCCTTCGCCGCTTCCGTTTGGTTCGTGTTGCTAACCCAACGCGTCATTAGGCTATGTCCTCGACTAGATCAATCGTCATTTCGGAAAGCGTGCCGGGTCTTGTTGACCAACTGCCCGCATCCTCGGCCAATAGGAAACGTCCCATTGGATTACGGAACACGACTGGCGTGTTATCCGCTGGCGACGTGCGTAATGTCGGCTCGAACATGATGTAACCCGCGCCGCTGCTGTCGGAATTAAGGTCGGCGGTGAGTCGCTTTAGTTCGCCGTTAATCTCGACCCAATCGCCCGCACGGGCCAACCCGTTTGTCGAAGTCGGCAAGCCGTCGATGTTCAACGCGCCGCCAGTTTGCGATCCGCCCGCCACTAGCGCACAACGTGTCAGTGATGCCCACGAAAGAAACTGAAACGCTCCGGCTGCACGTCCGCTGTAGTAATCGTAAAAACTAACGTGCGTGGATGTACCGGACGCGGTGAACGAATCGGTATAACGTCCGGCTACTGTACGTACAGTGCCGTTTAACAGCGTCGTGCCGCCCTGCGACGTACCAGCCGCTGCGCCAATACGGACGTTGCCTTTTCCGGCCCCATAAACGGCCCGTATTGCGTATGGCGCACTGGCAACCGTGGTGGCTGCGCTTTGGTAAGCGTAGGCATCTGCTGTCGCCGCTGTGCGGGCAAGACGCAAGCCAAAATGAGAGTCTGCCGACAACGCGACTTCGGCGCTCGACGATGACCACCCTGTAGTCGCCACGACTGCGGCGTTATTGGTAATCAACTCGGGACAGGCAAAGGAACCCGCAAACGAATAGCCGGGTTCGGTGAACCATAGCCGATTGGAGCGACCGCGCAATGCGGCCAGCAATGACAGCAAGCGTCGGCGTTTCTGATCCGATATTGCACGGAAGGACAGCGTAGCGGCCCACCGATTACCGGGCCGGGAGTAAGTCTTAACCGCTCCCGAAAGCGGCGACGAATACGACGCGGTGTTGTCTAGGATGCGCCACTGTATAGCGTTGGCGATCAAATCCGGCGGTAGTATGTAATCGGTCATCGCCCTATCCCATAGCGTCGGTCTAGTTCATCGAATATGCGCCGATTGTTTTCGGCCATGATTCCCGGCAATGCCTTTTGCAAATCTGCCGTGGCCCCGCGTGCGTCGATGTTGTAAACCGGCGACACGGTTACGCCACCCATGGCGTGATTGGGAACAATGCTGCCAGATGTATTCGGCACGAACAATTCCGGCCCGCGTTCGCCGACCATGTACGGCGTGTTTCCTGTGACCGGACCACCCATGGCGCGACCCGATAGACTGCTAACGGCAGTTGCGCCAATGCTTCCCCAAAATCCGCCAAGTCCGCTCATCCATGAGAAAAACTGTTTTAGCAAATATGACGCTGCAATTTCGGCGATCATGCGTCGAATGGTGTCAATAAAGCCGCGCAACATTCCGCGCAAGCCATCTTGGAACGGATCAAATAGGAAGTCCGCGAAAGCCGTTTGCATATTCTGTGCTGCCGCTTCCGCAAACGCGGTCATTTCGTCAGTTTGCTTTTTCAGTTCTTTAACCGGATCAGCGCGTTGCGATTCGACTTCGTATTCTGGTAATACCTTATCCAGATACTCCATCATGCGCGTTGATGCTTGGTTGCTATCCAACATACCAACGGCCATTAGTCGATTTAATGCCTTGCTGAATACGTCGAAATCGTAAGCGGCCTTTTCGAAAGCCGTCATTGTGCTTACGTTTAAATCGTTTAACTCTTTCGCAAGTTTCTTTGCTTCTTCCGCCGCTTTTTCCTGCGCTTCCTTTTCCTTTTTTAAACGCTCCATCGACGCCTTATGGTAATTCTCCATGCGCGTCATTTCGTCGACTTGCGGCACGACCGACACGCGCCCTCGACGCGGACCACGACCAGCACCGACGCCGCTTTCGATTGCCGTTGCTTGCGCTTCTGCTGCCGCCAGCATTTGCCCGATTGCGATTCCACCAACGCCGCCGGAGAATGCGGCAAATAACTTTGCTAGATTTTCCGGGTTTTTAAATATGTCGGTTTTCCCGATGTTATTTAAATTCCGAACCATTCCGGCGGTTAGTTCCACAACTTTGGTAAATCCATTAACCAAAGTATCGGTAATGCTCGACGCCGCTTCTTTTAAGACAGGATCATTAACGGCGGCCTTCAGTTTTTTAATTGCCTCCGCGCCTTCCTCGGTTTGTTTCGATGCGTCCGCGAGTTTCTTAAAACCAGCGACAGCATCCATTGTGATAAAGCCCAAACCGAAGAATGCCAGCCGCGTTGCCTTGGCTGTAATCTTGGCGGTTCGCTCCAAACTTTTCATACCGGCGATTGCAGAAGTGATCGCCGCCTTTGTGCGATCAACGCCGGTAACTATGACTTGTGCTTGCGCCATTTGTCTTCCTGCTCTTGTGCTTCTAACTTACAGGTCGCTAATAGATAGGAAAAATCCGATTCCGTCATTTCGAAAATTTGTTCCGGTAGGACGTGCAAGCGTAACGCCATCGCGTAAATCGCCCTTAAATGCACGTCCTCGGTTATTTTTTTTCGGCGTCCTCCACCGATACGGTTCCGTTACTCATGGCCGCAACAATGCCAGCCATTACTTCCGGGTCGTATTCGTTGAGTAATTCGCGCCGTTCCGCATTGACGACAATTCGTTTGCCGTTTTTATCCCGCGCTCGAACCAACAGCGTTACCGCCATTGCCTCTAGGTCCAACACGGTAGAATCGCCGTCCTGTTTCGCCAGCAAAAAGATTTCGCGTCTTTCCGCTAGCGTCATATCCGGCCAGTAATAAACCGTTGTTTCCCACTCGGGAACCGGAATCGCAACCAGGGTTTCCGGCTTGCGCCGTTCCGAAAATTGCGACTTGGCTTTATTTTTCCAATCCATAAACCCTCAAATGTTATGACGCTGTACCTGTGGTCAATGCGCCATTGCCAACAAAGTTAAAAGTAATTTCGGTGATAGCGCCACGCTGCACATTGCGCGTAACTTCTGTAACCAAAACATCGCCATAGTAATAAGCGTCGCCAGTCGTCGCGCCCTCTGGGTACAACTTCAACGCCACATTTGCGCCGGTCACAAAAGCCAACTGGCCGTTAGTGTCCGTTTCATCCCAAAACGCGGTAACGCTACCGTTCCACGCGGTAATCGCGGTAACGTTATACGTCTTCGCAGTGTCCGACAGCGTGGTGTCCTCGGCGTACTCTGCCGTAAGCGTGAACGAAAACCCGGTGACTTCGCCGACCGTGTTTGCGCCAATCTTTACCAATCCTTCCGAACCGTGATGTGTTGCCATGTTTTTTGCCTCTCAACTAAACTGAAATTTCCGCATTGTTTTCTGCGGTCCTATACATAACTCGAAATTGCATCCTAGCCGACCCAATCGGCGCATCGCCTGTGAAGTCATGCGTAATTGCTGTATCCGCCATGATGCAATCTTTAACCAGCCCGCTTAACGTGTTGTTAGCGCCAACGGCGTTTTCTACGTTCTTGCAAAGCGTGTCTAACTGGTCGTCTAAATCTGTCAGTTTTCGCGCAACGCACTCGACCACGATAATTAGTTCGCGGGTCAGATTGCGCGGCGCGTGCAATGTCGTATCAATGACGCTATCGGCGTTCGTATAAATTAACGCCGCTGTCGTCGTGTCTGCCGGTAACGGATAAACACGCGACGATGAAATGGTCGACGCCACGTTTGCCGTGGTCAGGACGGTTGCGAACGCTTCGCGGATTTGCTGTCTTACGTGCGCCATTATTCGGTCGCCTCCAGCCGCAAGCGAGTGATGCCCGTTCCGTCGTTTTCGATGTTACGAATCGTATATACGTCGTCGTCGATATAAAGCGTATCGCCAACATAGGCACGGCACGGTAGCGATGCGGTCGGGAAATGGAACGCCGGAAGCGTGCTCGCAAACTCCACGTCGGACACATTCACGCCGATATACTCGCGGTCGAAAATGCCCTGCACCGGGTAACGCTTGCCGCCGCTTTTGTAGATAGCGGCCACGCCCCAATCGGACGCGGCGCACATGGATGCGCGATCCGCTGCGGTTTCAACTGCCATAAGTAATACCCCACATAACCGACGTGGACGTTGGCCCGATTTCGTGAACCGTGCCGGTTAATTCCTGTCTAAAAAGTTGATCCCATGCCGGATACGGTCGAGCGGACGGATGCAAATTGACCCCGTCCCAATACGTCGGGTAGTCGGCTGCGGCAATCAACAGATACTTACGCGTTACGCGTTGTAGTTCATGCAACGCCGGGATCACGTCTTGCGGTAGCAAATGTTCGATTACGTCAATACACGTAACCACGTCGAATGCGTCATCCTCGAACGGTAACGCGTGTATCTGCGCCTCGGTTATCCCGTAGCCGCACAATTCCGGTACGGCTTCCGTTCCCGTGATAGGCGCAAAACCCATGTCGGCGGCTGCTTGCAGCAACTCGCCACGACCGCACGATACGTCGAGAAATGAACCCGACCGCCCTTTTAAAGCGGCGACAACCGGCTGTAGCCGGTCGGGAAACATCCGGTAATCAGGATATTTCGCGTAAACCTGTCGGTATTTAAGAATTTCCTTTTGCCGGTCGTCCACGTTTCTTAACCTGTGTTTCGATCAAGTTAGAAACAGTGTCCAGCATCGACGGTTCCGCGACTGGTTCCGCGCCGTGATACGGGACCGCCATTCCTTTTGACGTTAGCCATAAGCCAAATTTGTTGTCGACTTCGACAACCCGTCCGGCTTCCAAGGTTCGGCCCGCATACATACGGGACCGTCGCATTTCAACCTTCATACGCGGAAAATACCTTAATTAGTGTGCCACTTACAACTTTTACCCTTGTCGGGTCTTGCATTCGGTCGCGGACGTGCTGCCACGCACCAATCGCCGAAATGCCTAATTCCAGCCCTCGGTCGCCAACCTTGGAATGCCAGTAACGACGATTCTCCATGTAATTATCGCAACCGCACACGATAATTTCTTCGCACCCTAAATATTCGGCAATCCAGACGGCAGTGCCGCCGGAAAAGCCAAAGTCGGGAACAATTCCCGACCATATATCCGCTTGGTCCTTATGGTGCGTGACCAACGGGAACCCGTGGCCGGTCAGTATTGGGAATAATTCCCGGTCCTGATACACCACGTAATCTAATGCCAGCAATAACGAATGCTGGTTAACGCCAATCCACACGCCGTCCCGCTGGACGCGTGGCCGGACCCGGCGCAAGTCCGATAACAAGGTGGGGCCGCCACCCAAGACAACAGCACGTTGTCCCGAATGACGGCCCCGGATTGATGCTAGATCAATCAAGACTGCGCCGTTATTAGGCGGTCACAATCTCGTTACACTCGGCGAACGACTCGACATGGCGCACGGCGAAGTCGCAGTCGTGGAACGCCACGATGCGGACCGTACCGGCGTTGCTGCCAGTGTACGGGTCGGCCATAAGGTCGATGCCCGACCACTGACCAACCAGCAAGTCGCTCCACACGCCGAAGATCATGGCCGACAGCGTGCCGGACGCCGAACCCTTCGACAAGTTGCCCGGAATCTGCTGCGACACCACCAACGGATAACCGTAGATGCTGTTCACGTCCGGTCCCAACAGGAAGTTACCCTCGACGCCCGAAGTCTGCTTCGGAGTGTTGGACAACTTGGCTTTGACTTGTCCGTTAGTCAGGAACGCCGCCGCACCCGTCAACGCGTTGTCAATCTCGACTTCCTTAACAAGGTTCGTGACCATGGCCCAAGTCGGCGCACCGCCGTTCGTGCCAAGCGTCACCGAACCAATGCCGGACGTGTTGAGAATGCCGGTCGGACGGTTAGAACCCGAACCAGAGATAGCGGCTCCGTCCATTGCCACGGCGATTGACGCGGCAAGGTCGTTACGCACCATCGTCTCGACATCCATTGACGACTGCAACATCAAGCGACGGCTGTAGTCGACATACGCGGCAAGCGTCTTCGGCGACAACGTAACCTGATCAAAGGTCATGTTGCCCTCGGTCGGAGCGCTGTTCTCACCGACCCAGTACGAAGTCGCACCGGCAGTTTTACGCGGGATCGCCACGTTGCCCTGCAAGCCCGTGAGGAATTGCGCGCCCAAGGTGTTAAGGACCATCTTGTTACGCAACACGTCGATAAACGAACCGGCCAGAAGGTCGGTCGCAACCGTGTAACCGGCTTTCGACGTACCGGACGCAATCGAGGTGGTCAGGTCACGCTTCAGCACGTCCACCGGAACGGTAATACCACGGCTGTCTCGGCCTTCCTTCTTGGCGGCTGCTTCGGAAACTTCAAACTCGAAGCGGGCATCGTCCTGTGCGCGCCGATCCTGCGGGTTCGAAAGGGCGCGAATGGCCTTCACGAATGAGAACGAACGCGCCTCGCGGTCCGACAGGCCAACTTCCACGTCGACGTTAAGCGGCTTGGACGCCACCTTGTCGAGCAACGCACCACGGAATTGCTCAATGGTCGCACCCTCACGCACGGCAGACTCGCCAAGGTCGCGCTGGTTGTGACGTGAAGCAAGGTCCATAATCGCCGAAACGCGGCTGCGCTCGGCCTTCATGCCGTCTTCGCGGACGGCTTCGCTGTTAATTTCGCTCATAATTTGTACCTTCGGTGAATGTGAAATAACTTCCGGTTTCGGCGTTTCCGCCATGCTTCGGCCTACGCCGACGCTAGTATCTGCCGGAATGGACACGATACTAATTTCGAGTGGCGACCAACTGGTTGCGCGGTAAACCTCCCGGCCATCACGCTTCCCGTCAGAAACCATCTCGTTAATGACGTATCCGACGGACACGTTCCCACGTATTCCATCCTTCACGTCCTGCCAAATTTCCTCGGCTCGTTTGCTTTTCCCAAAGCGAACGACGGCGCGTGCTACACGATCCGAACCCAAGGAAACCATTTCGACCACGCCGATTTGGTCGGCGGGGTCATGGTCGACCAGTAGCGGCGCACGGCCACTACCAATAAACGATGAATCTATCGCACCGGGCGAATGGTCCAGCACTTCCATACCCCAACCGCGCTCGACGGCGGCTTCGCTGGAGAATGCCAAACTAACCCGGCGGTCGGCGTCCTGCACCGACTCGCGTTCAAATACCGCGCTTCGAAATACGCGTTTCTCCGGGCCTTTGCGTTTGGCCGGTCCAGCGTAATCTTCTTCCCACGGCTCATTGCCGAACATATCTTTCGGACGTTCGCCGACTAACTCGGCTTCATCCTCGGCGGCTTCCTCGACCGCTTCGATTGCGGCTTCGGCTTCCTCGGATTCGTCCATGTCCATTACGGATTTTTCGAACGTAATGGTTACGGTCGCTTCGTCCTCGACGACGGCGACAATGTGTCTTTGTTGGTCCATATTCCGACCCTCGCTTTCCTCGGCATCTAATAGCCGGTCTTTTTCATTCGCCCATGCGCGGCCCGGATCACCGCCCCATAGCGCCCATGCAATCCGTCCAGCGGATGGGTAGCCATCTTCGCCCGGCGACCACCCTTCGCCCTGCTTGTCGACTTCATGTCTTGCAAAATACGAAACCATCCGTCGGACAGTTTCCGGTGATAATGTAACACGGTTTTTTATATCACGCGCCCTAGCGACGCCGACGGCGGTTCCGCCCCGTCCGAATTCCTCGCGCCACGCTAACCCGCGTTCGGCTTCCTCGGCCATCGTCGCCGTTGGTTTTAGTTCAATCGCCATTGTGCGCCCCCGTATACCACTTCAAGTTTTCCGCCAGTCTCGCGTCATCTGGCGACGCTTCTGCGGCTAGTTTGCCCTGCTCGACCGCTACGGCTTGCAGTCCTAAATGCCACGCTGATACGGCGGCTAGGTCATGCGGCCAGTGGCCCCATACCGCCGGGTCGCACGTATAAACCAGCGCACGATCCTTAATCGACAGCGCCCGCATCGACGCCGCGTAGCATTCTGCCCACCGGTTTTGCCGGTAGTACAGCATCGCCAATTCGCACCACGGTTCGCGGGTATTCGGCGCTTCCGCTCCCGCTTTTAATAAGTACCCTTCGGCCTGTGCGTAATCCTTTAACTCGGCGTGCGACTTGCCAAGTAAGCGGTACGCGTAACAGCGTTCGTTCGGCCACGTCGCTTGCGGCATGGCTAGATACTTATTCAAAGCGGCTATTGCTTCGTGCCACTTCTGATAGAAGGTCAGTTCGCGTGCGTAGTAAAACGCATTGCGCGGACAATGCGGGTCCTCTTTAACCGATACCGCCAACAAATCTAGATACTGTCCACGGCTTTTCGTCGGGTCGGGATGGTGACTAACCAATAGTTTGTCAGTTTGCGCCCACACTTCCGTTATACGGCCATCCGGCACGGGGTATTCGTGACATGGGTGATGCCACAAGTAACCGTGCCGTGCGTGGATTTTTTCGTACAGAAATTTAATCCCGCAACCCCAATCGAAGTAATACCGCAGTCGAGTCGTTCCTTTCGTCCAAACGCATTCAATTTCTTCTCGCCAGCCCGGTTCCAAAACTTCGTCAAGGTCGAGCGAAATACAAACGTCTATGTCACGCGGCAATAGTGCCAGCGCCGCATTTCTCGCCGTATCGAACCGCCACGGCGTAATGCAAATGTCCTGGACTATAGCGCCACATTCGGCGGCAACAATCGCGGTATCGTCCGTGCTGCCGGTGTCGGCTATCAGTATTAAATCAGCGTCTTTTGCAGATTCGCAAAATCGCTTAACAAAATGCGCTTCGTTCTTGCTGATCGCATACACGGCAATTCGCACGAAATACCTCTATTAGATTGGTTTACCGTCTACTGTAATCGAAAATTCGTCGGATGCGACGGCAGATGCTGTTACAGGCGTAGTCTCCAAAATCATTTCCGGTACGTCGTCTACCGGCGCAGTCACCGAATACTCGCACTCAATCCACGCCATCTCGCTGTGGTTCCAGTTCCATTGGTAGCCGGGACGATCTTCGGGCTTGGGATCGCGTACGACCCACTCGCCGTTTAGCCACGCAACCTGCTTACCCTCCGGTGCCTCGGGTTTGGCGGGAACTTCGTACCAACCCTTGTTGTTGTCGATGACTTCAACCGGGTAATGGCCTTTAAAACTATAAAGAGTCATGTGTCACCTTACAGGGTCAGGAACGCCGTAGTCGGCGGGGTGAAGTTG